AATACTTTTTCGGTCAAGATGAAATAGATTTGAACCAATATGTATTACGTGGAATATTATAAAAACAAATTATGAAAATAAATTTAACACACAAAATTAACAATGATAAATATACAGAATATATTTATGAAGCATTTGACATTCAAAACAAAGATGAATCAAATGTAATTGTAGAAGCTAATTTAGAACATTTACCAGGCAAATGGAACATTGGTGTTGTATATGGTGGATCTGGTACAGGTAAAACTACTATATTAAAAAATTACTTTAAAAAAGAAATGGATGAATCATATTTTGATAATTCAAAATCTTTGATATCTAATTTTGATTGGTTAGAACCAAAAGATGCTACGTTTTTATTATCAGCAATGGGGTTGAGTTCTGTACCAACTTGGTTGCGACCATTCAATACATTATCAAATGGTGAACAATATCGTGCCAATCTTGCTTACATTGTAGGAAAAGCGAAAGAAAACGAAGTGATATTAATTGATGAATATACTTCAGTAGTAGACCGTGATGTAGCAAAAGCAATGTCAAACGCATTACAAAAATACATTAGACGAACAAACAAAAAAATAGTACTTGCGTCTTGTCATTTCGATATAATGGATTGGTTGCAACCTGATTGGATTTATTCACCATCAAAAGGGCGTCTTGAAATAGCGCCATCACTTCGGCAACCAAAAATTGAACTTCAGGTATTTCGATGTAGATATGAAACTTGGAAATTATTCAAGCATAATCACTATTTAACAGAAGATTTGAATAAAGCAGCAAAATGTTTTGTAGCTTTGTTTAATGATAAACCAATTGCTTTTATGGCGATATTACCATTTCCAAGTGGTGTTATTCAAAATGGTTACAGAATATCAAGAATTGTTGTACTACCTGATTTTCAAGGATTAGGAATAGGATTTAAATTTTGTAATTGGTTTGGTCAAGTTTATAAAAATGATAATAAAACAATGTACATAAAAACATCTAATCCAGCATTGTGGTCTGTTTTTAATAATTCAAACGATTGGTTATTTTGCGGTGAAACAAAAGGAGAAGAAAAAGCTGAAATGATGCAATCAAAAAAACAAAAAACACAAGGTGATTACAATACATCTACAAGAATATCTAAATCGTATAAATTTGTAGGAAACGAAAATGATATAAATACAGATTTAATTACATTTAATGCTGATGCTTGGAAAGATGTAGCACAAAATCAAATATCAATGTTTTAATGAATCATATTTTAGACATACAAGACAAATATTTTCAAGATATAAAATCAGGATTGAAAAAATTTGAAATAAGACGTAACAATAGAAATTATTCAATAGGTGATGATTTAACGTTAGTTAATTTAAAAACTAATGAAGTGATTGTAAAAACAATTATTTACATAAATGATGTATCTATTTACGATTTAAAACACATATTAATATTAGGATTAAATTAGAAATTATGAAAACACAAACAAATTTATTTTTTGACAACTCTGTTAGTGAATATTTCAATGGTAAAATGGATTTATATCTTGGTGATATAGATTTTAAATTTGCAGATGAATTTGTAAACATAACAGCAGAAATAAAAACAATTTCAAATAACAATCAATTTACAGGTAAAAAATTATCATTCAATCAAGCACGAGAATATGCTTGCGATGTAGATATGTTAGATGATTTGAAACGAATTAAAAAAAATTATTTATTTGAATATCACAAATATACCAATGAACCATATGTTATAATAATTCCGTTTAAAAAAATAACAGGAAATGAAAAAATAGCAATTGATTTTTTAGATTTACAAAAAGCAAAAATGTTATACGTTAAAAAAGAAAGTCAATTCAATCAATGGTTATCAGGAAATAGATACATAGGTATTTATCCAAGAAAAGAATTATTAGTTGTAAATTATAAATAAAATGGAAAATAAAATAATAGAAATAATCAAAGAAGAATTAGGAGTAGATATAACGCAAGAATGCAGGAAACGAGAAATAATAGAAGCACGTGCATTGTATTTTTATATAATAAAGAAATCATTTCCTAAAATGTCATTACAACGAATAGCAAGTCCATTAAATAAGAATCACGCTACAGTAATACATTCATTAAAAAACTATCCGTATTATGAAAAGTACAATCCAAAATTGCAAGATGTGAAAAATAATATATTACATTTAATAGGTGAATCAGAAGAACCAATAGATTTAACTAAAATTCAAACAATAGATTTAAAGAAACGAATATTTGATTTAGAACAATCATTACAACAAGAACGTAATCGACCAAGATACGAACATAGAATAACTGAATTATTAGAAAACCTTTTAATAGACACTAAAGGAACTGAACAACACGAGTTAATCACTTTAAGATTAGAAGCATTCTATTCAATGAATAAAAACATAAGACTATAAGGTTATGAAAATAACAGAAATAATAGAAATATTAAGAAACGATAACGCATCTTACCTATGGGATTTACCTAAACCTAAATGGGAATCAATAGACTATTATAATTTAAATCAAATTAAACAAGGTAACGATTACAAAAACAAAAAGAAAATGATTGATTTTGTAGAATTATCTGATAAGAGTTTAAAGATGCAAAAGGAACAACAACACAGAATGAAACCAATAAGACGTAAATCAGATGGTAAAATATTTAGTGGTATGATTCAACTATGTAGAGAAACAGGAATCAATCGTTCATCATTATCTTTAGCTTTAAATAACAGACCTAATGGATTGCAGAAATACAAAGATGAATATGAATTTATAAATAATTAATTATGATAATTAAAGACAAAGCAATTGAATTGGTAAATAAATATCTTCAAATTTACGATGGTAAAGTATCAATAGCAAAACAATGCGCTATAATAGCAGTTGATGAATTAATATTTGAAACAGGTTCTACATATTGGTACAATGTTAAAAAACAAATTGAAAAACTTTAACAACTATAACAAATACTTATTATAGAATTAATAACAATATTTTTCAATTATGGCAGAAGACAAAAGAAAACATAATGGTGGACATCCAAACAGTGGTAGAAAACCTAAAGCAGAAGAAATTGCTTTGATAGAAAAACTATCGCCATTAGAACCATTAGCATTTGCAGCATTAGAAAAAGGATTAGAACGTGGTGATTTTAAATTCACTCAATTGTTTTATAATTACTATGCAGGTAAACCAAGAGAAACAAAAGATGTAACTCTTACAACAGAACAGCCTATCTTCAATTTAAATGATTTAGGTGACATTTAGTGAACGATAATGGAATTCATAGTAACTACTGCATTAAAAAAATTATTGCGTTTAGAAAAACGGATTAAGGTCGTTAGAGGTGGAACATCTGCTTCTAAGACCTTTTCTATTTTACCTATACTAATAGATCGAGCAATTAAAACACCTAATCTTGAAATTAGTGTTGTATCAGAATCTATACCACATTTGCGAAGAGGTGCATTGAAAGATTTTTTAAAAATAATGATGGCATTAGGTAGATACAATGATAATCAATTCAATAAATCTACTTTAAAATATACATTTGGAAATGGTTCTTATATTGAATTCTTTTCAGTTGACCAACCAGATAAATTACGTGGTGCAAGAAGAAATGTTTTATATGTTAACGAATGTAACAATGTAGATTTTGATTCATATTATCAATTAGCTATTCGTACATCAGGCGAAATATGGTTAGATTATAATCCATCAAGTTTATTTTGGGTTGATAGGGAAATAATAACTCAAGATGATGTAGATTTTATTACGTTGACATATTTAGACAATGAAGCATTAGCTGATACGATTGTAAAAGAAATTGAATCAGCAAAAATAAAAGCTGAAACATCTGCATATTGGGCTAATTGGTGGCAAGTATATGGATTAGGTTTAACAGGTTCATTGGAAGGTGTATGTATTCCTGATTGGCAAGAAATTAATTTACCAAACGAAGCACGTTTATTATGTTATGGTATGGACTGGGGTTATTCAAACGACCCAACAAGTTTAATTGCAATGTACAAATACAATGATGCTTATATATTTGATGAACTAATATATCAGAAAGGTTTATTGAATTCAGACATTAGTGATTTATTAAAAACAAATGGTGTTCAAGATATAATCTATGCTGATAGTGCTGAACCAAAATCAATAGCTGAATTAAATAGTTATGGTCACAATGTATTACCAGTAAGCAAAGGCAGAGATAGTATCGTATATGGTTTGAATTTAATTAATCAAAACAAAGTTTATGTTACATCAAGAAGCAAGAATCTAATCAATGAATTGCGAAATTATATTTGGATGACTGATAAACAAGGTAATAAATTAAACAAACCTATTGATGCTTATAATCACGCTATTGATGCAATGCGTTACGCTATAACATCGCAATTAGAAAATCCAAACAAAGGTACATATTACGTTTATTAATGACATACGCACAAATAATAGCAACAATACAATGTTATATTCATCACGTTAAAGGTGTTGAAGTATCAATTAATTTACCACGAAACATTGGTGAAATAAAAAAAATGCAAAAAATGTATCAAATTGCACAAGAATATTTGCAGGTTTAAAATCTTTTAATATATTTGTAATGAAATAATTATCCGTGCAAAGATTAAATTTCAACCGACCGAAGTAGTTATTATAATTGCTTCGGTTATTTTTAAAACATTAAACAAATATAATTATGGAATGGTATGACTTTTTAAACCCAAATGAACAACCTGAAAATGAATGCAGGTATTGTGGTGAAGTTTGTGAAAACGCATATTGCGATAAACAATGTGAACGTGCAGACGAAGATTAAGTTTTAAATAGGTTGGTTAAAGAGGTGGTCAGAAATGGCTGCCTTTTTTTATGCGTTTAATACAATAATGTAAAATGTTTATTTATAACTAAAACAAATACGAATGAAAATAGAATTAACAATTCCAACAACGCTAAACGATATTAAACTTGCCCAGTATCAAAAGTTTTTATTCATAGCAAAAGACAATGAAGAAAGCGAATTTTTGCAGCAGAAAATGGTGCAGTTATTCTGTGGTATAGACTTAAAAGATGTAGCTCAAATTAGATACAAAGATGTAGCAGAAATTACTGCAAACATTAATAATCTATTCACTAAAGAAAATAAGTTAATACAACGCTTTAAAATGGGTGGTGTAGAGTTTGGATTCATACCTAACCTTGATGAAATGTCTACAGGTGAATATATGGATCTGGATAATTATATTACAGATTGGGACACTATGCATAATGCAATGGCTGTATTATATAGACCAATTACAAATAAGATAGGAAACAAATACGAAATAGAAGAATACAAAGGTTCTATAACGTATGCTGATGTAATGAGACACGCACCATTAGATGTAGTATTAGGTGCTATGGTTTTTTTTTACAATTTAGGGAACGACTTATTGAAAAGTACGATAGACTATTTGGAGAGCAACAAGGAAGTGCAGAATATTCTGAACAAGCACAATTTGGAAAACGTTGGGGATGGTATTCAAGTATCTATGCTCTTGCTCAAGGAGACGT